ATCTCATTAATTTTATCTTGTCTTTCCATAATTAATGTATATTAAAAAATAATATAGTATTCTTCTACTATTTGTTTGTTATTCATAAGGGGAGTATTAAAAAATATTGTTAATTATTCCAGTGATAAACTATCATAGCCATTGCAAAAATACCTCACATTATAGTAAATACTATATGTGTAACTATATTTACATAATATGATGGTCAAATTACATTAAATAATAATGAAATTAATAAAAGTAATACTATAAAAATTCTATTTATTAAAATTTTCTTTTTCATAATTAAGTAGTTAAATAATAATATAGTTTTCTAAGTGGATTTATTTTGTGGTGTTTGTATCAACTTGATAATAAATTTTTTACTTTAAAATTATAAGTATAATACAATCAATCAGTTAATATTAATATTCAATTTCATTTAAACTGTAATACTTCTCTTCAAGAAGATGAAGTTACTTTCACATACCACAATCTTTCAGCTTCTCTACAAGCTATTTTAAGTGACTTAATATTTCACTCTTTAATTTAATGTATAGCATTTCGTTAGTTTTCATATTTTTGCAAATTATAAAAATATTTATTAATTTCTGATAATGCCTTTTTATAGCTATTTGCTGATATTGTATTTGCAATTATAACTCTTTCATTTAATGTAAATCATTCCATAAAATTTTGCATTGAATATCTCATTATTTCTCAAGCACATAAATCAGTTAAATCATTTATTGCTGACTTAAATTTTTCTTCAATAGTATTTTCTTCCATTTTTATTTAGTTAAATAATTAAATATTTCCATATTTTTATTATTAATTTATAAAATTCATTTAGGTCTTTTTATTTCTCAATATTCGAATTCTCATTCAGCAAAACATCAACTTCAACTTACTTCTTTATCAATCTTATATCATCTTTTAGTTAATTCTCAAATCCTAACCGTGCAAGGTTTATATCTCACTGATAGTCCAGAATTGAAAAACTGGCTTTTATATCTGTCGTCAAATTCTCATTCTCAAATCTCCATTCTATATAAATCAAGCATATAATCTTTTTGTTGATTAGTTATTTTATTTATATTTGGATATCTTAACTCAAACCATTTAAAGAATAGATTTCAAACACTTTCACTTAAAAATTCTAGATCTCTTTTATCTTCATTATCCAAAGGCTCTATATTTTTACTTGTTGGTATATCTTTAAAATGTTCAAATAAGTAAGATATAAAATTCTCAATGCATTCTTTATTTTTAATAGTTTCCGAAATCTTTCAACCTTTTTCAAGTCCTAAAGATTTTCAAGTTTTTATAATTGTAAATCTACGGTTTCAACTATCTTTTGAATCAAGATGAACGGGTTTATTTTCATTCGATGACATTATAAACCATGCTATATTTTCAGTAGAAACTGCATCTTGTCCTTTTTTTTCTATTAATATATTTTTTTCCATTATGAATGTTTTTAATTTATTCATATTTCTTTTACCCTTTGCAGTATTATCAACCGATAATTCTTTAAATTCTACGATTAATTTTTGACCAGAATATGCCGAAAATCTTCACTCAATAGACTCTTGTGTTAATCAAAATTTTGTGTTATTTTCTCCAAAAATTTGAGCAAGTAAATTCATAAATATACCTTTTCAAGTTCATCATACACCATGAAAAATAACAGCTGGGATTAATACATCATTTAAATGTGTGTATTTATATAAAATTGCTTTTAATAACCATTCATAATTTTCTTGATTATCATTACATAAATTTACAAGCAATTCTTCTATATCTGGATGAATAACTGGATTATTGCTTTTATTTATAAACTGACTTTTATCAAGTAGATTATAAGATCATTTTTTTCATCAATCATAATAACATACTCAATCATAAGTCGGGATTATTTTTGCAAGTCTTAAATCTTCAAGTTCTTTTTGTTTGATAAATAAATGTCTAGAAAGTGAAAATCAAGTTTTAAATGAAAAATCTTTTATATCGAAGTACTCCATTTTAGTATCATTATAAAAATATCTATTTTTATATAATTCTTGTTTTTCTTCAATTTTTGCAATTTCTTCCGTTTTTTCTTGATCAAGTAATTTAGATGATTTTATAAGTTCTACAAAATCTTCATATCTATATCACATTTTAAATAAATCATTAATATCATATTTATCAACTCAATCTATTTTTTTATATTCTATAAATCTTATAGGTCTTCCAATCTTTTCTTGTAATTTTAATCATCATTTATATCAAGCTTCATCATTATCATACATACATACGATTTTATCCACGGTTTTTGCGAGTTGTTGTATTTTTTCACTGTTTGAGGATACTCAACCAAGGTTTCAAATTACTGAAGTAAATCAAAGCATTTTTAATATAATATAGTCGGTTTCTCATTCTACTATTAATACATATTTTTCAGAAATATCATTATAAATTAATCAAGTAGAAAAAGTTTGAGATCAAGTATAGTCTTTTGGTTTTGAAATTGAAACACTTTTAATCATTCATCAAGAAGTTTTAATTTTATCTCAATCACATCTTCTTAATTTAGCTCAAATTATTTTTTTATTCTCATCCAAGCAAGGGAATATAATCACATCTTTAAAAGTATCTGTATCAACGAATTGATTTTCACAAAATCAAAGCTCTTTTGAAATTTTCAATAGATTATCTTTATATTGTTCCATATTTTCATGAGTCAATCATCTTGTTTGTAAAAATCTTTTGAATCATGGTAAAATATTTTGCAGTCTATAAGTTTCAAAATCTTCAACTAACATATGTCTTTTAACTGATTTTTTAAATGTTTTTTTATTATCATCAGTTATTCAATATATTCAACATAATTGTTTTGTAGCTTCTTTTAAATCTACTTTAAAGTAATTCATTTGAAAATCTATAATAGTTCATCAAGTATCATTAGCAAAGTCAAAATATCATCTTGACTCATCTTTATAAACTAAAAGAGTTGGTGCTGATGTATCATTACTTGAACGAAATCTATATCAAGCCGTTTCAGTCGTTGGATTTCAAAGATATTTTGATACATGATCTACTAAAGATATATTTTTTAATTTAGTAAAAGCATCCATTATTATTTTTTGTTATTAAAATATGAAAAAATTTGTTCAAATCTTCTATTTAATTCTTTTGCTTTTTCTAGTGAATAAGAAGTTTTTATTCAAGCAGAGGAAAACAATCTAATCTCTGTATATTTACAATCTGTAAGATGAGCAATCTCATCCAGTGTATAACTTAATTTTTGTAATTTTCTAATATTTCTAATAACCCTCCTTTTTTCTTTTACTTGTTGCAAAGCTCTTGGCTCTGGAATAGCTTGTATTTGCATTTTTATTTTTTCTTAGCTAATAAATTTTTAATTCTTTTATCTCTTCTACAAATTACTTGATATAATCGATTTATTTTTTTATCCTTTTTTATTATAAGTAATTTTGTTTTATCTTCATATGATTGCATTAAAATATTTTTTTGAGTTACCATATCATTGATATTAGAAAGTTCTGCATCTAAAAAATCAATCCTTTCTTTATATTTTGTAACAAGATTGTTATATCTCTTATGTAATTCATCAACAGTATTAACTGTATTTTTATGATATTTATAAAGAGTAATAGTACAAAAAATAAGATAAACTAAACATAATATAAAAACAAATGTATTCATATCGCTATAAATTAAATATTAAAGTAACCAAACAATACATATTATTTCAATAATTACAAATTTTTATACATAAATTAGATTGACATTTTTATAAAATAAGATATAAAAAAATCCACCTATTGGGTTGCCCCTCATGGATATTGTGCATATAGTATATTAAAAAAACTTTAAAAGTAAAATTAATTAATTTCATTTCGAATTTTTAATAATATTTCTAATTTTTCATTTGATATTTTGCTATTTCATAATTTATTTTTTAATTCATAAATATCATTTTCAGAAATATTTATATTATAAAGTTGTTTTATTTTTTTACTAATATAAGATCATCAAAAAGGTAATTGTTTTAATCTTAATCAAACTTTTGTTTTTATAATTTTATAACTCATAATTCATTGATATTCTCAATCGAATAATTGATTATAAAATTTATCAATTAAATATTCAATAGATCATGATGTATTTAATTCAAGAAAATCACTAATATATTGTAATTTTTCTTTTGTAAGTTCTGTGTAATTTAATTTTATCATAATATTTTTAAAATTATAACAAAAATAAGTTTTCAAGGGATATATAGTCGCTACAACTAACCTTAAAAACTTATTTTTGATTATATATAATTATTGTTGTAGCTAGATAATTATATGGATTTTTCAAAAATTGCAAGTTTAAAATTTGTGATGAATTAAAAAAGGCTTAAAATAGCGATGTTACAAAAAATCGTCACAAATGTTACAATATATTTTGGCTTAAAATAGGCATTGTTACAAGTGTTACATTTTATATTATATATTAATATAATAATATATAATAATATATAGGGAATTATGTTATAAAAAATATAAAAAAAAACTGTAGCGAATAAAATAGCATTTTGCTCGTCACAACGTCACAAAAGTTGATTTTCACTTAATTTAAGCCTTTTTTTATCATAAATATTTTGTAACAAGGTTGTAACAAGGTTGTAACTGTTACATTTTAAATATTATTTTATCCATTTTTTGACTTATTACAAGTTATGATCCAGGATTTAAAACCTTATGATAAAAATAATAAGAATCATCCTGAAAAACAAATAAAGTTATTAGCTGAAGCTATAACTGAATATTGATTCACAAACCCTATTTTATTGGCTGAAGATAACTCTATTATAGGAGGTCATGGTAGAATGGAAGCTCGAAAAACATTGGGAATGGATACTGTTCCGTGTGTGTATGTTAAAGATTTAACACCAGAACAAATAAGGAAGTTAAGATTGCTAGATAATAAAATTGCTGAATTATCTGAAGATAATATTGAAAATATTAGATTTGAATTAGATCAATTACAAGATATGCGATTAAATACTTTATATGATTTGGATATAACAACTGATGAAGAAAAAGAAAGGGAATTAATTGAGGATGACACACCAGATATGGATGACTTGCCAATATATATAGCTGAATGAGATATTTTTCAATTGTGAGAGCATTTTCTACAATGTGGGGATAGTATGAATGAAGAGCATATAAAAAACTTGTTAAAAAATAGGAATCCAGAGAATATAACTCATTGTATATCAGATCCTCCATATTGAATTGCTTATAATCCAGTTAAACACTGAATGATTAAAAATGATGATGTTATTTTAGATTATACTTGATTGGCTAAAAAATATACTAATTGATTTTTTGCTATGTGGACTTGATATCAAGTAGTTGAGGAATGGATAAAACTTTGTAGAAATACTTTTGAAGCATTAAATAATGTAATTATTTGGCATAAATGAGGGGGGGGGGATGTGAGATTGTGCTAGAACTCTTGCACAAGATTTTGAGATTTTACTGGTTGTAAATAGATGACAAGAAATACAAGGATATAGAGGAAGTGCTACATGGTACTGGAATAAAGAAGAAAAAGAAAACTTTATAAATAAAGCAAGTAAGGAAGACTTAAAAGAAGTTTTAAAAACAGTTATAGAATGAGATGTATTGTGGAAAGTCTGAAAAGATAACACTGCAACATATATGCATCCAACTCAAAAACCAATAGAGATAAATGATAGGGTTTTATTAAACTTTACTGCTGAATGAGATCAAGTGCTAGATTTGTTTGGTGGAAGTTGAAGTAATCTTATAGCATGTGAAAAAAATAAAAGAATTTGTTTCATGAATGAATTAGATCCAAAATACATTCAAGTTATTTTGAAAAGGTATTATGATTATACTAAATGAAATAAAGAAATAAAATGTTTAAATCGTGATATTGATTTATCATTAATTTTAAATGATAACTAATAAAAATATGTTTGATAAAGATATAGATCAAGTTTTAGAAGATGCAAAAGATTTGTGAGGTAGACCAACTTTGATGACTCCTAAAACAGTTGCTCTGCTATTAAATGCATTTTCTTATAGTTTCACAGATGAAGAGGCTTGTATTTATGCAAACATTTCAAAAAATACTTTGTATAGATATATAGAAAAAAATCCTGAGTTTTGACACCACAAAGAGCTATTAAAGAAAAAGCCTAATATAAAGGCTAAAATGAACTGGGTTGATAAGTTGACAAAATGAGATTATCAAGCAAGTAAAGAATGGCTTGAAAGGAAATCAAAAGATGAATTCAGTCTTAAGACAGAAGTTGAGCAAGAAGTATCTGGCTCAATGGATATTATTATAAAACTTCCTAATATAGAATAAAATGCAAATAGATTTTTCAAATAGAGATTTATATAATTATAAATACATTCCTTTGCTTCATAATAAGAAAAGATATGTATTCTTAATGTGATGATCTTGAAGTGGAAAGTCTGTTTTTGTTACTCAAAAGGAAATTATAAAATCTTTTGAAAGAACAGACAAAACACTTTGTATCAGAAAGGTAAAGGATACATTAAAAGACTCATCATATGCAGAATTAAAAGCAAGAATATCGGAGTGGGAATTAGATCAGTTTTTTATAATTAATAAAAGTCCTCTGTGTATTAAAAATAAATTATCATGACATGAGTTTATATTTAGATGAGTAGATGATGCCGAAAAGTTGAAGTCTGTACAATGAATTGGTAGGATATGGATAGAAGAGGCAACAGAACTAACTAAGAATGATTTTGATCAGATAGATTTGAGATTGAGAGGTAAGCAAGATATGCAAATAACTTGCTCATTCAATCCTACTGATGCAGAACATTGGCTAAATACTGATTTTTGGATTAATCAAGATAATGAAAATCAAACATGCTTGCATTCAACTTATTTAGATAATAGATTTGTCTGAACGGAATATAAAGCTGTTATGGATAGACTTGTAGAAACGAATTATAATTATTATAAAATATATGCTCTTTGAGAATGGTGAGTTTTACAATGATTAATATTTGAAAAATGGAATATTATTCAATGAGTACCAAAAGAAGCAAACTTTTTATGATACGGTCAAGACTTCTGATATACTAATGATCCTACAGCAATGGTCTGATTATATTTATACAATAATGAGATTATACTAGATGAAGTTATATTTGAAAAAGGATTGTCGAATGTTTATAAAGATGAAATGTTTAAAAATAAGTCAATCGTATGACAATATGAAATATTAAACATAAATAAAAAGGATGAAATATTTGCTGATAGCTCTGAACCAAAATCAATTGAAGAAATTCATAGAGAATGATATAATATTAAGCCAGTAGAAAAATGACCAGACAGTATCATATTTTGATTGGATATTATGCTACAATATAAAATCAATGTAACATCTACAAGTGCGAATCTACAAAAAGAATTTAAGAAATATGTCTGGGCAACTGATAAAAACGGTAAGCCTACAAATAAACCGATAGATGTTTTTAATCATGCGATAGATGCCTCGAGGTATGTATCAATGATGAAATTAAAAAAACAATTACCTAAAAAGAAATTAATGATTTCTACTTGTTAATTTTAAAATATTTGATTTTTTTAAAACATAAATATAATAAAATTATTATTTAATAATAC